CAACCGTAGGCGGAGCCATACGGTTCGTAGCCTGCAAATACAACTGGGCAGACTTGGTGTCCCCATCCAAAGCCTTTTTGTACAAAGTGTCCAACAAGGCTTGCGTCCGCTCAGGCGACCCCTGAATGTCATCAACCCGCTTCTGCCACTCCTCCTTGAAGAACGGTTTCTTCTCCCAACGACGCAACGTTGTGATGTCAACACCCAGAGCATCAGCCATCGCTTTTTTGGTGGCTGGCTGACGCTCCGCTGGCGCGGTACAAAGCCAGTCCAGATACCGCTGGTGGTCTTGTGTTAGGGCTGTGATGTTTTCGTTCATGTAGATTATCGGGTTTGTCACCCGATGTTACAAAGGGGGGGACTATAGGGGGGGTTGCAAGAAAACTGTTTGAGGGCCGGTGATAACATCACAAGGCCCGAAAGAAAGGGTAAACATCACATGCCTAAGGTTGGTTCAAAGCACTACGCGTACACACCCAAAGGGATGGCGGCCGCCAAAAAGGCTGCCGCCCAAAAAGGGATGAAAGTCCAGTATTCTTCTAAGGCACGTAAACGTGCCAAGTAACTACAGCAACCCCGCTTTGCGGGAGCGGTTAAAGAAACAGGTCATGGCCAGCAACAAGGGCGGTAACCCCGGTCAATGGTCAGCCCGTAAAGCACAACGATTGGCTCAACTATATGAGCAGGCTGGCGGGGGCTACAGCGGCCCCAAATCAGCATCACAAAAGTCGCTAAGTAAGTGGACTAAAGAGGACTGGGGAACCAAGTCGGGTAAACCGTCCACGCAGGGACCCAAAGCCACAGGTGAACGGTACCTGCCCAAGAAAGCCATCCAGTCCCTAAGTACAGCCGAATACCGAGCCACTAGCGACAAGAAACGTCGCGGCACTAGGGCTGGTAAACAGTTCGTACCCAACACGCCTGCAGCCAAGGCTTCTGGCCGCAAAGCAAGGAAGTCCAATGGCTAAGACACCAGCATGGCAACGCAAAGAAGGCAAGAACCCTAAAGGTGGATTGAACGCCAAGGGCCGTGCCTCAGCCAAGAAGCAAGGCATGAACCTGAAACCGCCAGTTAGCAGCAAACAAGCCGCCAAGTCACCCAAGGCCGCAGCGCGTCGTAAATCGTTCTGCGCCAGAATGGGTGGCATGCCAGGGCCGATGAAAGACTCCAAAGGACGCCCAACACGCAAGGCCCTAGCCCTGCGAAAGTGGGACTGCTAAACCCCCAAACGGGCTGTGACCTACGTCACACAGCCTATCCAAAACAGACCCAGACCGCCACACGCCAAAGGAGTCCCTATAACTGGACGGGCGGCACCCCCCTGTACCCCCATCGCCACACACACGACACACGGATTGTGACGCAAACAGGCGCAAACAGGCGCGAAACCAAAAACCTCTATTCGGGCAGTTCTCTACTAGTGGAAGCATTGCGCCCAACCAGCGTTCGCTTGTTGTGTGTGGTGCGTCTATCCAACAGTCAAACTTAGCGACCCGCTAAACAATCAAGGAGAGAACAGAAAATGAAGACGGAGAACAACACCAACGCAATCAAGGCGGCGCTCGCCTACAAGAGCGCAGTCGAGAACGCAAGCGCACGCTTGTGGGAGTTCGGCAAGGCAGTCCACGAACTCACGGAGAACGCACCGCACGGTGCGGCACGTCGCCTCGCGGTGGCGCTCGCGCACAAGACGGGCAAGAAGTCCTCGACGTGGGAAGTGGAAATCTCTCGTGCGAAGCGGTGCTTCGCAACGTACGAGAAGGCGTCGGATGCGGCGTACTTCACGTTGGACGAGGTGAGCGGTCGTGAGACGGCTGAGAAGTCGCGTTTCTCTGCGAAGAAGAAGGCGGAGAGCATTGCCAAGGGTCTCACGAAGGCTCAGGTTGCGTCGCTCATCAACGAACTGAAGAAGTTCGCCTAGTAGTCACTGTTCGTCGGTGGTGCCGATTCACAAGCCCTGCCCTCTGGGGCTTGTGGGTCGCACACTGTCTACGGGCAGTCGTTTCTTAGCGTTCCGCTAAGTTTCGTAACAGAAAAAGGAGTATGGTTGTGTTGTCTATTGCTGGTGCTTTCACCGAGGGTTTGTCGGTGTGGCTGCAAATGTACGATGGCGAGTGTGTGTTGTATCGCACGTTCGATGACCCACGCAAGGTTGATGCGTGTGTCGAGTTGGTGAACGGGTTGGACGACCCGTTGCTGAGGTTCGTTGAGGACGACAACGGTTTTGTTTTGCCGCTTATTGTTGAGGGTGGTGATTTGTGATGTTGTACGTTCGTGACCGTCGCAAGTGGTTGCGGTTCAAGCGTTGGCTGACCGCTGTCGCGTTCATCGCAACGTTGGCATCGGTTGGTGGGCTTGAGGGTGAGGGTGCTGTGCCGGATTACGCTTGGGTTTTGTTGGGCGTGTTCGGTTGGTTGCTTGTGAACATCACAAACGATTATGTCCGTCAGATGGATTCTGACCGTTGATGGTGAGGTGGCATCGTTTCTTAGCGTTCTTAGCGGTGCGCTAAGTTTCGGTGCCACCAACTCCACCAATGGGTGGAAACAACAAACAACAAACAGAAAGGTTAGGTAATGTCAGATACATCTACACAGGTGCAGGTCGACCCCAGTGAGGTCGTGCCGATTCTGTACGGTGATGCCGTCGAATGCCAGTTCGATGGGCGTTGGTATCCGGAGTTTCGGTGCGTCACTGAATACGGTCACGTGTGGTCCGACGAGCGTGGCACGTACGTCCGTGTGCCTGTCAATCGTGTCGAACCGTCGCTGGTCGACTGGTATGACGAGAATCGTAACGAGATTCAGATTCACGATTCGCACGTCGATGCGGAATGCGAATGGTGCGAGGGTAGCGTCGTGCTGAATCGTGCGTTGGGTCGCGTTTCGACGTGGCGTCGACGCAACGGTGTCACGTTGTGTAACTACTGTGCGTGGTATGCAGATACGTGCGGCAACTGCAACGGTCCAGTGCAGGACGGCGACTCTTACGAGGTGAGCAACCAGACTTGGTGCTACGGGTGCTACGAGAACTGTACGTACAGTTGCGAGTATTGCGACACGCTTCTCGCTGAGGGCGATGAGTGTGACTGCGATGACTCGTGTCTTGGCGAGATGGTTCTGTCGTACTCCACGAAGTTCCATCCGCTGTACTTGCATACGGTGACGGACGGCGGTTTGCATTTGGTGAGCAACTACTGGCGCAACCCAGAGTTCGCCAACCAGATTGCGATGGGTCTCGAGTTCGAGATGGAGAACATCGAGGGCGACTACCCGACCCGCGAGATTGCCGAACTGTTCCGTAACGCATACGAGGACAACCATCTGATGCTGAAGCAGGACGGTTCAATCAACAACGGGTTTGAGTTGGTGACACAACCGCACACGCTGGATGCGTTTATGGAACACTTCGACTGGCAGTTGATTCGTGAAGCCCAGTCGAAAGGTATGCGTGGTTGGGATGTCGGTTCTCGTGAGATTGGGATTCACATTCACGTCAACCGTAAGGCGTTCTACACGAAGCCTGACCACGGTCGGTTCAATGCGTCTCCGCATTTGATGGCGTTTATGTACTTCATCTATGGGAACGTCAAGTCCATCACCCGTATCGCAGGACGCAACGTTCACTACGGTCATATGAGCAAGCGTTATCTGAATGAGGCTTTCGCTTGCGCTAGGCGTGGTGCCTCGCAGTACAGCCGCACGTACGCAGTGAACCTGCTCAACGATGCGACTGTCGAGTTGCGTATGTTCCGTTCCACGATGCGTGTTGAGCGTGTGCAGGCGTACTTGCAGTTCGCTGAGGCTGCTGTCCGTTACACTGGCGACAGGCGTGTCGAGAAGATGCGTCACCGTTTCAACTTTGCGGACTTCGCAGAGTGGGTGTCGTTCCAGCCGCGCTACCAGCAGTTGCACAATCTGATTGTGGAGACTGACGCTGTGTCTGTCGCCCCGCCGATGCAGATTGCTGACGCTGATGACGTCGAAGACGTGACCAACCAGTTCATGGTGTCCTCTAGTGACAACCTGTTCTAATCATCTGCCAAAACTTAGCGTTCCGCTAACTATCAACAATCAACAATAGAAAGAGGTACACCCAATGTGTATTTTGACATTCATGCCTGAGGGCACAACAGCAAACATCGAACATCTGCGTACAGGTGCGTGGAACAACGACGACGGTCACGGTTTTGCCGTGGTCTGTGGCAACAAGATTGTCACAGGTCACGGTATGGACTTTGAGCAGGTGCTCGACCAGTTCCTTGAGGTGCGGAAACGTCACCACGGTCACGCCTTGTTCCACTCCCGTATCACGACACACGGCACGACGAACGTCGACAACTGTCACCCGTTCCGTGTCGGTGGCGACCCGCGAACGGTTGTCGGTCACAACGGTATGTTGCCAATCCAAGTCCCCAAGGGTGACCCACGTTCGGACACACGCATCTTCGCTGACACGTATCTGCCGTCTATCGGTGGCGTGTATGCGCTTGATGAGCCGGACACGTTCGCCTCACTTGAGAAGTGGGCGGCTGGTTCCAAACTTGTGGTGCTGACCACCGACGAGTGGGCTGTCAAACCGTTCTACATTCTCAATGAGAAAGATGGTCATTGGGACGAGGACGGTGTGTGGTGGTCGAACAACTCCTACAAGTACCGTTGGGGTGGCAACACCTATAGTTACTCTAGTTACGGTTCGACGTACACATCGGGTTGGGGTGGCTATGTGACCACAACGAAAGACAACCAGTCTCCGTACGAGTTCACTGAAGACGAGTGGGCTGAGGAGGAGGGCTACTGGAATCTGTACGAGGTGACGTGTCCCGTGTGTGAGACACCCGAGATTTACGACTTCGATATGGAAGACCCGTTGTCTTGCCCAACGTGCGAATACTGTATGTGGTGTCAGGAACCGAACACCAAGTGTGCGTGCAACATGATGACCAAGCCGAGCGAGGTTCCTGTGATGCGCAAAATCACTGGTAACGAACTCAAGGATTTGATTTACTTCAACGAGAATGATGAGGTCATCGATGCCCGCCAATAAAGATGAGATGTTGACCGCCCGAGGATTCATTCGTATCCTCGGGTGGGACGCATTCGATTGCGACACCGTGAACATCGATGTCGAGATAATCGGTTATGACCGTTCCAAGACACGCGAAACGTGGTATCACGTTCCGCGCCACATGATTGCGTATCTGGGTATTCATGTTGATGCCCGTTACATTTCACCCTCAAACATTTAGGAGAAGAAAATGCCTTACATCGGTGACCCGATAAAGCAAGTGAAGAAACCAAACATAGAACAGGAGAAAACAATGACGTACTATGAGCGTCTAGAACAGATGTCCAACTCAGAGTTGGTGATGGAATGCAGGAAACTTGACCACGAAATATATGACAGTGAACGTGCATACGAACAGTTGCACGACGACTATGTGTTTGTGATGCGTACCAGCCGTGAGGGTTTGGATTTGTTGCGTGAGGTTTGGCTGTATGCTGAACAGCATCCGGAACATTTCACACACGACTTGTATTCCAAACTCAGTAACAGATTCAATAGTAAGGAACCGTTCTGATGGAGAACATTGTTGAGGTGCAGTTTACTGTCGGTGAGTTGCGTACAGTTGTCAAGTCTTTGGCGATTGGGTCTGACCAGATTGCCAAAAAGTTGGAGCGTTTCCCTAAGGATTCTAAAGGGGGTGCGAAACATTACCGTGAACTATGCGATGAGTATCAGTCGCTTACGTCTGCGCTGGCTGAATGCCAGTGTGTTTTATCAACCGTTCTAAGGAGTGCTAGTGAGTAAACGTATTATTGGTTTCGTGTTGGCGGTTGTGTTGGGGTTCGCCCCGACCGCCGTCGATGCGGACACACAACTGTTATGTCCCCAATGGGCTAGACTGGCACAACGTGTCGGTTTCTCGCCGTCTCAGTACCGTCAATTGGACTACATCATTTGGCGTGAATCTAGGTGCGCCCCGAAAGCGGTGAACACAAACTTCCATCAGGATGGGCGTGTCACTAAGGATTGGGGGTTGACTCAGGTCAACGATTTCAGTTGGATTACGTTCCTCAGGAACAGAAAAATTGTGACCAAATCTTCGGAGTTGCTGTCACCTGTCAAGAACCTAAGGGCCGCTAAGGCTTTGTTTGATTATTCACAAGACCGCCACGGTGACCCGTGGCTACAATGGAGGAAAAAGTAATGGCTACATACAAGGTAAGAATGTGTTGGGATTTCATTGTCGAATCCGACAGTGAGGCGAACGCTGAGACGTTTGTTGCTACCCTGACCGACAAGTATTTCGGTGAGGTTGCCTACAAGATTCCGGAGTTTGCGTACGAGACGTTCCACGTTTCGCAGACCGATTCTCGGGGGGCTGGTGTCGATGCCAGACTTTGAGGAGATGCGTGACGCCGTTGTCCGCGCCATTGTGCATCCAGTTCAACGCTGGTGCCAATGGTGCGGGTCGCGGATGCGGTTCAATGACCCGAACGGTTCGGCTTGCTACAGATGCTGGTCGCCAGATGGCGCAGTTGACGATTCGGAGGCTCCAGATGGGGCGGCCTAAGACACCACCGTCGGTGGCTTGGCTGTGCTCCAAGTGCAGGCAGGTCATCAGAACCTACGTACGGCTCTCAGAGCCGCCAATCTGCTCAGGTGGGGGTAGACATACCCCCCAAAAAATGGAGGCCTTAGATGGCGAATAAACCGAGTTTTCTCGAGACGTTGACAAACCCAGAAACCCCAGATGTAGGCTCCCCTGTCGCAGGACGGGGGAGGGGGACTACAGGGGGTGGGGGTCAAGAACCATCGGCGCCCCACAGGGCGCAGATGGTTAAAGCATTACAGCACAGTGCACCAGCAGCGTTCCTGAAAAAACCCGGGTGCGGTCACCGTAGCCACGATGTTGACTGTCTTTGTGATGTTGTCATCAAAGAAACGACGCCCATCGGGGTGTCGTTTCCGCACGACATCACGTTCGCATCACTGATTTGTGAACACCTAGGGTACGAGGCTCCGTACACAACGGAGCAGGTGCTTGAGGTGCTGTCGATGTCGGCTAGAGCGAAGGACTTGTTGGACGGCCCCAAGTCGCAGGAGTTCAAGTGGCGTGAGAACCAGAAGGTTCCGCACGAGGCACGCGAGTTCATGCGTGTATGCGCCGAACAAGGAATGCGCAACAGAGACGTCATCGCCCAAGTTGAAGAACAGTGGGGTGTTACAATCTCGCAGGCATACATTTCAAAACGTAGATATCTATACACAGGACAGAAAGGTACAAATAAATGATTATCAATCACGAGGAACAGCGCGTGTATGTCCGCCAGTCTTGGCTGGGCGACATGATGATTTGCATGGAGCGTGGCAGGTTGGCTGACATCAAGCCAGAGTTCCGCACAGGTTCCGACGCAACCATCATGGGTACGGCAGTGCACCACGGTATTGAGCAGGTGCTGACTGGTCAGGCTGACCCCGACACCATCGCTGATGTCGCCGTGTTCCGTCTCGGGCAGTTGATGACTGAGGAGAAGTGGAAGCACACGAACGTTGACCCTGACGACATGGTTCCGTATGTCGGTTTGATGTCGATGGCGTGGGCGAAAGACATCGCCCCCGTTGTCCCTGTCGGCGGTCGTGTGGAGCAGAAGTTTGCTGTGCCGATGAACCGGCAAGTGCAGGTCGATGTCGACCGTGTGTACGACCTGTGGTTCGCAGGCACTATCGACTACGTTGACCCGAACGGTGTCATCTGGGATTGGAAAACTGCGGCACGCAAGTATTCGCAAGCCGAAAAGCAGAAGCAGTCAATCCAAGCGTCGGTGTATGCATACGCCGCGGTCGGGTTGGGTTACACCGACTGGGACGTCCAGTTCAACTTCGGTGTGGTCACTCGCAACAGCAAGTCGTCTGGTAGTATTGTTCCCGTGAACCGTACAAAGGCACACGGTGATTGGGTCGCAGAGCAGGCAACCACAACGGTTACGTCTGCACTACGAATGGGTCACGATGTTTCGTGGCCGAAGAATGACCAACACAACCTCTGTTCAGACAAGTGGTGTCCGTGGTGGTCAGTTTGTAAAGGCTCATACGTCAGCGACGTTGAGCAACAGTGGAGTCAGGAGGCTCAATAATGGATAAGGAAATGTCAATCGTCACGCAGGTCGCCGCAAAGATTGCGGCAGAACTGACGCCCCGTAGCGAGAACACCGAACAGATTCTCGGTGACTATGCGGTGCTGTTTGATTCCATCAGCGGAATGTTGACCGACAAGATTTTCGCAGGCGCACCGACACGTGAGCAGGCGGCAGTCGACATGGTTGTCAAAGCATTCGACGCTGTTGTCGTCTCCGACAGCAACGGTGTCCGTATCAAAGGCAAGCAGCACGGAGAACTTCCGGGTTGGCTGATTACCGCCTGTGCAGAGGCTGGTGTCTCTGAGGTGTACGACAACCGTGACGGACTCAGCGAAAACCCGAAGCGTCCGTGGTTCAAGGCAACCACAGGCACCAAGGCGTTCTGGCCGCCGAAGGGGCGATAACAGATGGCAAGACTCTCAGCCGAAGAAATCATTTCGGGCTGGGGGACGGTCGAACAGGGGGCCTCAGCGCCCCCTGTTCCCGTTTACCAGAACGAATACAAGTTCTACAGTCCCCTCAGTGACGCAGCAGAATCGTTTGTCCGTTGGGCGCAATCCCCAGCAGACCGAATCTATACGGGTGTTGAACCTCTTGATGCCGAAATGCGTGGCATCGCCTGCGGAGAACTAGCAATGATGATTGGCTACAGCCACGGCGGTAAAACGCTGGCGTTGTTGCACACGCTACGGAACAACCGTGACAAGCGTGTCGTGTTCTTCATCCCAGACGAACCACGCACTCTGGTGCTGACGAAACTGGCATGTATGCATCACGGCATCGACGCACGGGAACTCGAGAATCGTGTCGCTGATGACGACAAGTCGGCAATCGACCTGCTACGGCAAACCGCAGACGAGGACTTCCCGAACCTTGCGGTGTTCGACCAGCCGCTGTTGCCGTCCGACATGGAACGTGCATACAACGAGGCTTGTGATGTTTGGGGCGACAAGCCCCACCTAGTTGTCGTTGACTATCTGGAGTTGATTGAGGCAGGTGAGACAGTGCCCGACAAAGCGAACTTCATCAAGTCGTTCGGACGTAGGCACGACATCCCTCTGCTGGTTCTTCACCAGACGTCACGCACCAGCGGTGCGGACGGCAAGAAACTTACCATGTCCTCAGGTTCGTACGGTGGTGAACAGCAAGCCACATCCATCATCGGTGTCCGACGCAAGAAGTATGAGATTGCGGCGGAGATTGCGGAACTATACGAGAAACTGTCACGCAACCACAGCGACAAAGCGCAAGACCGTCTGGACAGTTTGATGTATGACCTGAAGATTCACGAGTACACGCTGACCCTCAGCCTGTTGAAGAACAAGCGGCCAGCCGGACAGTTGGTGGACGATGTGGATTTTGAGTTGGACATCCGCACAGGCAGACTGTGGCAGTTGCGTAACGGTGAACTACCCGACCAGTATCTGAAGGGTGCTACTTGGAAGCAAGGAGAGATGCTGTGATTTGGGCATTCGGCATTCTTGGTATGCTGGTTCTAGTGTCGATTGTTATCATCAATGTGATGTGGGAAATGTTCGACAACGAGGAAGGCATCGATGATTAACAATGATGAACTCATCGGTGACTACATGACCCTGTTCCGTGGTCGTGGCGATGCCCACGGCACGTGGGAAGGCGGATGCAAACGGGAAATGGTCACAATCGACAAGTTCCGCAACCATCTCGCTGGCGCTGAACTGATTGGCGTCTACCCTGTGGTTCCGATGCGCGGCGAGGCACGCTGCGTTTGGGGATGCTCCGATATCGATGTCGATGACATGGATGCGGCGTTCAACCTGAGCACAGCGTTCCGCATCAAGCAGGTGACTGCTTGGGTTGAGAAGACACGCAAGGGCTACCACGTGTGGGTGTTCGCAACCAAAAGCGTCACAGCCGCAACGATGCGTCGCGCGTTTCTGGCGGCACATCAAGCCATCGACTATCCGGCTAAGGAAGTGAACCCGAAGCAGGAACACGTTGGTGCGGGGTTCGGTAACTATGTCAGGTTGCCATACCCGAACGCTTTCGGTGGCCTGCCAGCAGACCACAACTACAACGATGTCCATGTCAGGTACATGATTGACGAGACTGGCAACCCGTTGTCGTTGGGGGTCTTCGTGAACCACGCCATCAAAAACCGTTCGGAGCCTGAACAACTTGAGGTTCTTGCAAGTCTGTATAAACCGCCTGTGGTTCCTCAGTACGAGTACGCTGACGGGCCTGTGTCTAGTGACATAATGTCTCTTGTGCATAAGGCTGGTGGTATGGCGTACGTAATTTGGAGAGACGGACCGAAGAACGGTGCAGACCGTTCGCTCAGTTTGTGGAAGATTGCGTTGCAATGCCGCGACAACAACCTGTCTCCGCCCGAGGCGGTGCAGGTTGTCAAGTCAGCCGACTTGCGTTGGGGTAAGTACCATCTGCGGCCTGACCCCGATACGGAAATCAACAGAATGATTGCGAAGGTCTACGGTGCGTAAACACACACAGCGATACAAACTGAAACCCAAAGCGAAACAGCGCCCAAGAATGACACGCTACGGTCGTGCCTACACGCCCAAAGCAACACACATCTTTGAGAACGCTGTCGCCGCAGGGTGGAACAGGAACTACTGGTATGGCGAATCCCCCATCGCCATCCAGATAGTTCTTGACAAAGACACATTCACAGTAGCCATCAGCGAATACAAAACCGACAGACCTGTCTCCCCACTCAGGGGCGACATCGACAACTACGCGAAGTCGATTCTGGACGGGTTGAACGGTGTCGCATTCAAAGACGACTCGCAGGTCAGGTCACTGGAGGTTGTGAAGTTATGACTGATGACATTGTGACCCGACTACGGGAAATACCAGCGATAATCGAAAAACTTGGTTACGAATGGATAAACGATTTGGATTCAGCCCATCTTGTGATTGACGCCGCTGATGAGATTGAATATCTACGCAACGAACTTGCAGAAGCGAACAGCGAATACCAAAAACTGTGGAACAAACACAACGCTGTAATGCGTGACCGCAAGTATCCGTTGACAAACAACTATATTGGGGACCTGTAATGGTAGACAAACTCAACCATGCAAGTGACCGCATCATCTGGGAAAACCCGATGGAAATGCTGGACGACATCTGGCTCGCACGACAAGAGCGAGACAGATGGAGAGCCATCGCAGAAAAACTCGCTGAACGCCTCAGTTACAACCTAGAGGAGGCGCATGAAAAACAGTGACTGGGACATACCGCCCAGAACCCCAAACTGGAAACGTGACCTAGCGTACGGCAAGAAAGGAGAAGCCCTAGCGTTACGTTTCCTAGATGACCTACAAGCCGATGCGTTTGAAGTCAAATCAGACCGATACCGCAACGGACGTATGGTTATCGAAATGGAACAAAACCCGAGACGCGCCACCAAAGACGGCGAGCCGCTCTGGATTAAATCAGGCCTACAAGTCACCAAAGCAAAATGGTGGGTGTACGTCTTCTCCCTAGACGGAGAACACGGCTCTTTCGTAGTCATCTCAGTGAGCAGGCTACGAAAGTTCATTAAAAAGAACAAGAAGAATCTGAAATGGGTTGACTTCGCAAAGTCGTCAGACAACCCTGCCAGAGGATTCTTGATATATCCAGAACAGGTGATGGACCTAATGATTAATCAGGAATACGATGAGTGAAGCGAAGCCCACCCGTGGTGTCGCCTTGGATGACATTTTGTCGTCCATTGAGATGCCGCAGGTGGGCTTTTCGCGTTTACCCGACAACCCCATGCAGGCTTTGATGGAAGCAGCCCCCGGCTACGAACCCGTCGAATCCCTAGAGGAACTCCAGCCCCTACGGGAAGCCGTAGCGGACTGCATCGACGCCCTAGATGAACAGGACAGATATGTCATAGACGCTGTGAACTCTGAACGGGCAACCCTGCAGGAACTAGGGGACAGGTTGGGGGTTTCACGGATGCATGCGTCCCGTCTCCGGGACCAAGCATTTACTAGACTTAGGGTACTGATGGCGGAACACCCCGTCATCCGACAAAGACTGGGTTTAGACGATGAGTGAAATCGAATCAACATCACAAGAACAGCAAGGCTACGATGACCTGCCCGTCACCATTGACGAGGCGTGGATTGTCGCGCGGCTGGTGGCCATCATGTACTTCATCGAGTTTCAATACGGCAACGAGGCATCGACCGTCATTGAGCAGGTGGCGAAACAGATGGAAGAAAACTTGCGCCGTTCGGAGGGCAATGTCCAGTGAAAACACGGCAGGTTGTCGTCGGGTTTCAAAAACCCGTCGACGTCAAAGCACTAATCAAACTGCTGGAATCCGTGTATGGCAAAGGTTCAGTTGTGATAGGGGAAGGCCAAGCGATGAATGGAATCCCTAGCGGCTGGATAGTGGTACAAAATGACCAGTGAACCCAACGAAGAATGGTTGTACGAAATCATTCCACAAAAACAGGCTGAAGAAATGTCTGCACGAATGGAACGCATCTACGAGGACGAAACCACAATGTTCAACATTGTGCTATCAGCCCCACGGTCATCCGCAATCGAACTGTGCAAAACATTCAACCAAGCAATGGAAGGCGACTACATGGCCGCCATCTCAGTCATACATTTTGTAGGCAACGTTGTGATGCTAATCGAAGAGGAGTTACACGAAGATGGAATCGACCCTAACCAACCCTGACACAGTAGAAGTTGTGTGGGCAGACGCCCACGCAGGCGCAGGCCACTGGGGAGACCTAGAAGACCCCGACATGGGCGAACACTTGGTTCGCACATGCGGCTACCTGATAGACGAAACAAACGGCGGGAAGAAACTGCACGTCACCATCGCCCAATCGTCAACCCCAGACGGCTTCTACGACCACGTAATCTACATCCCCACAGGAATGATACGTGAGATGACTATTCTGAGGGCTTACACCACTGCCAGTGCCACGCCTCAAACTCCGGCGACTTAGGGTCAGACGACTGCAGAAAGAAGTTAAATGATGGTGCGTTCTCGCACATCCATTTCAAAGCCTTCGTCTCCGAAGCGAGCGCCTTCAGGGCGCCTTTCACTTCGACCCCAAGGTCAATCGCCAAACCGAAACCGTGGTTCGACTTACCCGGGGTCGAAGACGGCGACGCACCCTTGCGCAAGAAGTACGTCACACCTTCGACGGTGCGCGTAACCTGCGGCTTACGCCCCTCATCCCTCTTGCTGTAACGCTGCTCAAACAGTTGCTTCTGCGCCTCATACGACCTGTAGTCGCCAACGTTCCTTAGTTTGATACCAGCCGCCAAAGCGGCCTCGTACAGTTCGTTGAAGTCTTCGGCGGCACGAATGAACATTCGTCCGCCGCACTTGACGGGCTTCAACATGTTGTCAGGCAACCGTCCGTTCCCAAAGTTTTGTAGCCGTTTCGGAATCGTCACATCTTTTGATGGGTATTTCATCAGCCCTCCATAGCCTTTCCTTGATTAGTGATATCCTGCAACGCCCTCAGGCGTGAATACAACTCGCCCTGCTGCTGGCTTTCCGGAACTGTACGTGTCGGTGAACCAAAGTATGAAAGCACATTCTGCAACTGCTTCTCCTGACCGCCCTCAGTCGACGGCAACAAACGCTCACCCTGCGCAAGGAACGGCACAAGGTTCTGCAACGCATACAGCGCCTTCTCATCAACAAACTGCTTACCCTCAGGACTGGTCTGCCCATATCCTGCAATCTGCAACAGCGGCTGCAGCAACGCTGCGACGCCACCAGACACCTCAACAGGCGCATCCTTAAACTCTTGCCCCGTGTACAGTTTCCTGTTACCAGCCAACTCAATCGGAAGCCTGATAAGCGGGTTGGCCTGCGACAGCAACCTAGGCAAATCACCCAACTGGGCAACCTGCTGACCCAACCTGTTAAACCCAAGGTCAGGCATCAAATACGTGTTACCACTAACACGGAAACCACCCTGCTCCGTAATCCAACTAGGAGTAATCTGCCCCTCATCGTCCGCTGTGAGGTTGCGCTTGAACGACTGGTAGATGGCATATGGCCTCGGGTTAAGCCACTGGTTCACCATGTGGACAGGCAGTGCACGGCTTGTCCACATCCAGAACGGGATAATCACACGGATAACTTCGTCAGCCGCACCAACATCCTCATAGTCAACCATGTAGCGTCGCACACGTGCCGACGCCTGATTGAAATCCAAACCATTCAACGCACTGTCATAACCAAGAATGAACCGTGACGAAGACTCGAGCCTTCCACCAATCGAACGTGAACCCGACAACAAGAAGTTGTCCTCAAACGCACCAAGAACACCCTTGTTGCGTTTCGACATGCCACGGAAAGCCTCAGAGGTAATACCACCACCGCTAGCAAACATAGACCTTGCAGCAACATCCGCGACAGCACGCTCCGCCTCAGGCAGCGTAGCCAGCCATTGCTCCAACGTCACACCACTCTCAAGTGCCTCACGCATTGAACGATACACACTCAGACCCTTGGCGAACCTAGCGGGGTTCGCGCCAGCGGCAACCAAAGCAAACGTGTTCGACATAGCGTTACGGACATGGAAACCCGGACTCAGAGTCGCATACGACTTGAAGAACTTCGTATACTTCTGCAAGAAGTTCAACACCTCACGCTGCAACATCGGCTCCTTCAAACGCCGCATGTTGTCAAAGAAATCGACAACTTCACCCGGAGCCTCAATACCCTTGAGGCCAGCCTTCTCCAAAGACGCATAACCCTCAGACAGTACACGCTCAAAGTTTGTGAAGTTAGCCGTGCCCATAAACTCGGACGACAACTGTCCCGCCGTCACAAGACGGCCCATCATCTCCGCATTAGCGTTCACAACGTCAAGGAACGCCTTTTGAATTGGGTCATCGGGTGCAATAGCGAGGTCATTCATGACCGTCTTAAAGTCATCAACAATCTCAACAATGTCCATATAGTTTTCTGGCGTCACAATCTTCTTGCGTGCACCAACACCGACAGCCTGCGCCCTCGTCAGGATGTCGGTCAGTTCATCAATCCTAGGCTTAATAAACGTGTCAGCGTAAGCGGCTGTAGCCTCAGCAGAATACAAGTTCGGGATAATCGAATCGTAACGTCCCTGAATCTCCGTAAACCTAGCCAACGCTTCAGCCAACTTCTTTTCCTTGGCATCAACATTCTTGATGACCGCAGCAAACTTTGCGTCAAACTGCTTACGACTAGTTTTAGTAATCGACTGAATCTGCTTAGTGACATCATCAATCTTGCTAAGCAAATACTGGCGTGCAAGAACAGGATTCTGCAACTCGGTAGGCGACACCGGCGGCTTGCCCTTACGCAACGCCGCCTGACGCCCCTTAGCAGGATTCAGAATCGTCACAATCTCATCAATGCGGTTAACATCGCCAGCAACCACAGCCTCAAACGCAGAGAATGCAGTCTTGGCTCTAGCCGCATCCATCGCCGCACGATACAAATCCTCGCGGACACTAGTGCCAGCAATAGCCGTAACAAAATCACGCTCCGCCGGGGACACATACTGTGAACGAATCTCCCTAGCAGCAGCCTTAACCGTCTCAGGAATCCTGAGAGAAATGTTCTGAAGATTCAACGTCTTAACACCATCAGGGCTGGTGTCGACCAAACCCTTAACAATGCGGCTGACCTCGTTGAAAATCTCGACACCTTCCTTGCTGAAGGTTTCGATATCCCTACTAGCGATGCGCATAATCTCCATGATGTCCTGCTCTTGTGGAGCAATCGTGGAACGCAAATCAATTGCATGCTGACGCGCCTGAGCAGCAGCAGCCGCCGCATTACTAGCGGCAGTCTCAGTCTGATTAAACCTAGCCATCGCAGGGCTGGCGTCAATCTCCTTAACCTTGCTCAACGTCGCAAAACTAGAAGTCTTCTCCCAACGCGCATCAACCGCACGATTCCTAGCATCCTTAAACGCCTTGCCCCCAACCCTAGAAGAACCGAAAGTGTTCGTCTTGATAGAACCAACACGGTTTGCTAGACGCCTAGGTTGGCCAATTGCATCCTCACCAATCTGCGCAAACAACTGGTCCATCTTCTCCAACGCAGACTGCAAAGCAACAGGGGCCTGCCCCGGCGCAATCGAACCAGTCTTCGCAAGCGTACGCAAACCATCCAACTCTGCTGTGAGGCTCTCAATCTCCTTAGCGACAACGAACCGTTCACCATTGATGGTGACGGTTTGCTGTCCACGGTCACGCAAAGCCTTAAACTCAGCCAAACGCTTGCTGGCAGCACTAGTTTGCCTAGCGACCTCACCCATGCGCTTCGCATCCAAAGGCTCATACAGCGCCAGCCATTCTTCCTTGGTGAATGTCAAAGGCTTATCAACATCACGAAGCGCCTTGGTGGCCTCTGGGCCAATCAAAGACTCAACAGTCACTTCACCAACAGACTCGTTGTAAATCTTGGAAGACAACACAGAGTTGATTGACTCACCCTCGGTGGTCAATCTGCGATAAACCTGACGGTCAATGACACCGTTCTGCATCAACATGTCCGCAACAACCTTACGTTGCGCCAACGACTCCGCATCAACCATCGTCGCCTTGATAGAGCCAAACCGCTCAAACAATTCAGGCAGCGCCTTGCGGACAGGGGCCGCAGTACCACCCCTAGGATTGTTCCCCAAAGTAATCAGGTCATCAATCGAATACTTTTTCTTGCCGTCGAAAGCACCCAACTTCACAAACGTGTAGTTGCCATTGTCGTAATCTGCTACTTCCTTCTTCAGATTCTGGATATACAGATACCTTTCGGTGGTGACACCATCAGCGGCTGTGCCACCGGCACGCTCAAAATCACGAACCTCAGCCCTAGAAGCGTTCATGCGCTTCCTAAGCGCATTCACCTCATCCTTTGTGTACGGCAACACCATAGACTTGTCTGGAGAAACCATAAACACGCCATCTAGTTCCGCACCGGCAAGTTCGTCAACATTAACCTGTCGCATCACACGAATCTGCGGCTGTGCAGCCAGCAGGTCACGCCTGAGACGCTGGTCAGTTGTCGATGACAACAACCCTTCAAAAGATACACCGGGGTCTGCAGCCTGAATAAACCAGCCCTGCTCACCAGTAACAGGGTGACGTGCCTCCCAACCATTGACATCCGACAGACCCTTAATCATCTGAGTCAAATCCCTGTCACGTTCAGCAATCACATACTGAGGGCTGTTAACCAGACGGTCGCGTTCGGCGCGAACCGCACGAACCTCAGCGAAGTCCTCAGCCATCTTCGCCTGCTTCTCATAGAACTTGGCTAGACCACCAATCTCCTCATCGATGCTGGCACGCCAAGCGTCCTGCGCTTCCTTAACTTTCCTTGCATACACAGGTTCCTGTGAGCGTTCCCAATTCTTTTGCATCCGCTCGACACGAGCCTCATACGCCTTGTAACTTTCCTTAGCCTTCTTAGGCGGCACAACAAACGGTTGAATAACTTCTTCACGTGTGGGCGCAACAAACGGTCTAACGTTTGTTGGGTCCATCTCATCCAACAAACCCTGAACACGTGCAGTGTAATCTTTAGCAGTCTCACCAGACCCTCTGGGGTTCATCAACTCCACAGAACGCTTCAACGCATCACGGGCCGACTCAGCCTTAGGTGCAGCAGCCTCAGCCTTACCAATCTGCGTACGCACCGACTTCGGAATCTCACGAATATCATCCTCAAGACGCTTCGCCAAAGACTCAAGGAAATCAGCAGTCGACAACGGACCGCCACCCAAACCAAACGGGTCATTCAAAAACGCACGATAATCAGCAGACGGGTCAATCATCCTGTGAAGATGACCAATACGCTCACCCAACACAGACAGTTCAGTCTGCAAAGAACCCTGAACCTGAACAGCAATATACTCACCACTAGGAGACTTGTTTGCAATCTTAGAAACAAACCCCTTGCGCGACCAACGGTTGCGCCCAACCTTCTCCAGATACGAAGCCTCTGAACGGTAATGTCCACCCAACAGTTCGTTGAAGAAAATGCGCATACGCTTCTCAGATGTGACTGGCGACAGTCGAGCCTGCTGCTCGGCTGACGCAATACTGAACTTGCGTCCGGGGAACGAAGCCTCAAACCACTCAGACCATTCCTCGTTAATAAAGTCCCTAGTGGGGGTGCTAGTTGCCTTGTCTGCGTCAAGCAACTGGATTGCTTTGGTGCGGAACTTCTCTACGTCAGCCTGTTCAATAACGTCAGCAAAATCGTCAGGCGTCAACGGATTCTCCGTATCAGCCAAACGTGCCAACAGTTTCTTTGTTTCAGCAAAAGTAATCTTGTTATCAACCTCTTCGCCAAGAGCCTTCTGCATCTCCTTAGCAAACTTCTTCGACTCATCCAAATACTCGGCACGACCAGACTTAGCCTTGATAGCCGCATACTTCGATTTCATGCGAGGTGCATCGGGCGTGAACTGCACAATCGGGCCAAGGATTTCTTCAAGCGCAGAACCATTAGGTCCAGCGTACGCCTCCTCCAACATCTTGGTGAATGTCGCAGCCCAATTACCCTTAGCGCCAATGTCCATCATCACAGCGGCGCGAATCTTGTCCATCTCGCCACGAGCAGCAAGCACAGCAGACTCGCGTGCCATTGTGACGTTCAAGAACTCTTCGCCAACACGACGCATCACAATCGAATACATTTCTTCTGTCGGCGCCAAACCGAACATGGCAAGTTCCTTGCCAAGTGCGGTGAAGCGCCGCTGAACCTCAGAAGCCAACGTGTACTGGGCAAGCCTGTCAGCCAAATCCCCAACAGCAGGCCCAATGTTTTCAATCAACTTGTTGACATCAAGACCCCTCAGGCCTCCGGGGATTCTGCCATCGACAGCCTTGTTGAGAAGAAGTTCCTTGGAGTTAACCAACTTCTCAAGGTCTGGGATGTCGTAGATGCCGTAAGTCTTGTTGCCGTGACCAAGCACAGTACTTTCAGACATCGAGTCAACAGTCCCACGCATCGCCATAGCAATTTCTGCATAAGAAGGAAAATCGCCATTGGCATCGTAAAGACCATTAATATAGTTCTGGGCTACGTCAGAGAAGAAAACAAAATCGTCTTCAGCAGGCACAGCAGTTGCGCCACGAATAGAAGCAAAATTTTCGGCCTGCTTCAAAGCCTCTTCCATGTCAAGACGGTAACTTCTGATGTCGTACAGATTGTTCAACGCCACATAGTTAGTATCTATTTCAGTTTTAAGCGCAGACAACTGTGCGTCACTGAGAATCGCAGCACCACGATTCTCGACCAAACCAACAACCTTAGCAACCTTGTCAAGGTCCTGAATCAACGCTTCACGAACAGGGGCCAATACCGCATTGTCTGCGCCGTGGAACTTCAAGTCGCGTGCCAACATGTACACGGCAGACTGAATCAGTTCAATACCATTCTGATGCGTCGGAGCCGCACGAACAACACTCTCCAACACACCCTTGTAAGACAACCTAGAAATACCGGTCTTGTTCAGGTTCTTGTTGCCAATAAACCCTTGGGTCTTAGCAAACCATTCCTGCCCTTCAAGCGGGCCGTCCTTGGACTTGGCCCACTTCTGGAAAACACCCGGAGCCTCAGCAAAATCCTCAACCGACTTGGCCGCACCCTCCTTCGCAGGCAACGCCCTTTGAGAACCCTTGATGATTGCCCCGACACGCCCCAACCCCTTCGGAGTTGTGCCATCGATAATGTCATCAAACCGTGAACGCAATACGCTGTTCAACTCAAGGAAGAACTGGTGGTTAGTAGCAGCATCCTTAAGAGCAGAAGACGCCTCGTTAAACCGCCTCTGCAGGCTTGTGAGGACATCAGCCGTCATCGGACTGGCAATACCCTGCTCTAGCGTCACACGCTCGGCCTGCAAAGCATTAATCTCATCAGTCAAAGAACCCAAAGACTTCGACAAGTCATCGTACTTGTCGTACAACGCCCCAACCTCAGGCGGAACCTCATCAAACAAGAAATCCAGCGAACCCTTCAGGCCATCAATCTCGTCCCTGAGTGTTGACACAATAGTCGCGGCATCCAATGCCTGCGACAACAACCCAGTCTGCGCCACATCACCAGCAGCATTCTCGGCAAGAACCAAACCCTTAGCGGCATCATCAGCCGCAGTGGCCAAACGCTTAACCTCAACCTCAGCACGCTTAGACACAAGTCGAAACGCGTCCTCAAGACGCTTAGAGGCAGAACCCAACCCAGCCACAACACTACGCACCGCATTATCCGCCGCAGCAGAAACAGCCAACGCCGCTTCTTCATCAATCACAGCACGGCGCGACATCTCTCGCAACACGCCAGACTTCGACAACTCGTCATACATCGCCAACAGACCCTTCTGTTGCGAATACGAATTAGCGTAACTAAACAATGCGCGCTCGATATCAGTCTCAAAGAAATCGATACCGAGAGCACCACGAGAAATCTGGTTGATACGGTCAACATTCAAATCTGTTGACTTCAAGATGTAAGGAATCTGCTTACCGTTGTCATCCAATGTCCACAGAAACTCTGCACCCTCTTTAAGTCCACGTGAACGGAACGAACCAACACGGTCCAACGGGTTCGGAGCCAACGTCGACATCAGATTCTTAACCCAAGGAGTCTGCATATCCGTTGTCGCCTCTTTGGCGGCATCGGTCATCACCCACGGGAAATACTCCTTAACACGATTCATACCATCGCTATCAGGAGTCAGGCGACGGAAATCGGAATCAACATCGTCCCACAAATCGCTGAACAAAGTTTTGAAACGTTCAAAGAACGCAACCTCTTGAGCGGTCTGCGGAACCGCAGTACCCTCAAGCCACTTGTACGCCACATTCCGGTAAGACTCGAGATTTTCCCTACCAACAGTCGACAACTCCTGCGCCATACGGCGACGCACAGCATCACTCGCCATCTTCGCAGCGGCACGGCGAGAGTTCTCACTATTAACAATACGGATACCTGCATCAACAGCCATATTGTCAGGCAACTGCTCGCCCCTAGCCAAAGCCAAACGGATATCCCTAAGAGACTTGTTGCCATCACCACCAAGCCCCATAAACCCTTTTTGTAATGTTGAACCAAAACGCGTATTGGTAAAACCGATACGCGCCCTAGTGACACCACTAAGCATACTTTCGCCAATAGCACCAGTCATCGGCACACGAACCTTAGTGCCAAACATGTAGATGCCAGAACGATTCAAACCAAGTTTTGCAATCTCATCTGCGCTCAAAGCGGCCTTGCCGCGTTGAGCAATAGAAGCAGCCTTGGCGGCGTCACCAAACTTATCCAAATACTTGCCAGCCAAAGCAATACGGCCAGCAACACCCTGCGCCGCCTTACCGACACCCAACGTCGCATACGTCAACGGGTCAAGCGCCACATCCCCAACAAACCCAGTGAACCTACCCCAGTTCCCCTTCATCGGGAAAGCAGTACCAAACCCAAACATCGGGTCCTTGGTTTGCGCCACAAAATCCGAAATCGACGCCTTCGTATTCGGGTCCGTATCCAACAAGTCAACCATTTCGCGTGCCGTTGAAATAACGGCACGGCGACCCGTGTCCAAAACAATAAGAGGCTGCAAAGCAATCTTCGCAGGAGTAGATGACAACAACTTGCCAAACATCCCCTTGATGCCAGTAGCCTGCGGCTGACCCTGAGACGCAGCCTTAATCTGCTCACTAAGATTCGGGTACTGGCGCAACGCCACAGTCGTAGCGTCCTCAACCTGAGACTGCAACTGGCGTGTCTCAGGCGACATTTGTGAAGGTCTAGGACCAGTCGTCTTAGGGCCGACAGGCGTATTAGCGGCCACCACGGGCCGCCTAGTGGCGGCTATTTGCCGCGCCAACTCCAAACGAGGGTCAACATTAGACATACATTAATGGGCGGTTTGTAACCTAACTAGGCCCCCATCAGGCGAGACGCAAGAATGCGCTGCGCCAACATGTCCATAAGCGGCGTACGGCCCTCAGCCTCACCCTTGGCAATCGCCTTAGACTGGGTTCTCCCAGCCTCAGCAGCAAGACGATTAGACTCCTGAAGCGTCGCCTGCGCCTGCAGGTAACGCTTCACCGTTGCTGGGTCGTTTAGGTCGCCCCAATTCTCGTTAAACGCAGGTTTACGGTCCTTAGGTGTAGCAGCCAAAGTCTTCTTTGCGCTCTTCAACCTAGCCAACTCCTTAGTCGCCAACTTCCTCATATTCTCAGGAGTGTTCGGCGTCATCGAAACACCATCATCACCATACGTCACACCAAAAGGATTCTCTGTAATGTTCGCTGCAGGCTTATCCTTCGTTGGCACCTTCTCGGTCGCCAACTTGTAAGCCGCCTCAGCCTCCGTAACATCCTTGAGGGCCTGCTCATAACTAGTAGGCTTCTTGTAGCCAGCCGCATTACGCTTCGCTGTACCAGCCAACAACTCATACTGGCGACGCAACTCGTCAGACTGATTAACCAAACCCGAAATAGCCTGACCAGTCTCCAAACTAAGAGGAGCCAACTCTGGGCGGTCACTGTAACGTTCCGTCATCGCAGGCAACCCAGCCTTAGAAAAAATGTCAGACGCAGGCTTCGACTGCGCCTGAACAAACTGCTGCTGCTCAGAATCCAACTGTTTAGCAATAGATTTCAACTCATCGCCGGTCATTCCACCCTTGTCAGGCAAAGAATCAATATCAACCAAAACACGGTACAACGGGACACCCTGAGAAATAGAAGCCGCAATAGACTTCAAAGCCGCAGGAGCCTCAGGGTCGGCGGCAATCTGGTCCATCTTGTAACGGGCAGGCGGCGTAGACACGCTGGACAGCGGGTCGTAGCCGCCCGTCATCACACCAAGCCAAGGATTCATCAAATAGTCAATCATCGACTCGATATTCCCAGACTGCTTCTTGCCACTAGCACTCGTGTTCAACAAAGCCAACAGGCCCATCAAATCCTCAGACATCACAGACCTGCTCTCTGGAGTTGAGCCGCCAACAGCATCTCCCTCAGTTTGTCAATATCCGACTTGCCTTGCTGCTGAATCTGTGTCCCCAACAACATCTCATTCAAACCAAGCGCACCCAAATCAGCAGTCCTACCCTGCGCCATCTCCGCCTGACGAGACTGCTGCGCACCAGTAAACAATCCACCCAACTGGGCCATCAGATTGTTCGCAGCCTGCGCCTGCTGCTGCGACTGCGCCTGCTGCAACTGGGCAAACCGCGCCAAATCGTCACCACCAGCACCCTGCGACGACAAAAACTCTTGCAAACCAGCAGTCGGACTAGACACAGCCTGAGCCTGATAACC